CAGGTCTTCGTGGTTCAATCTTCGGATTGCCAATCATCGTGGACCCAGCTCTAAGTGCAAAAGACTCTTACATCGCTAACGCTTTGACATTCACCACTTACGAGTCAGCTGGTACTCCAACACGTTTGACCACTACTGACGTAACCAAGTTGCAAGACACTTATTCTGTTTACGGATACGCAGCGTTTGCTAAGCCTTTCGAGGACGCAATCATCAAGATCAACACCGGAGCCTAATAACTCATGGCTGTAAGCGTGGAGCAGTTCAGGGCGTATGTTGGAACTAAAGAAGTCTCTAGTTTCGTTGATTCTTGTCTAGCCTCGGCTAACCAGATGGTAGCGAAGTTTGTCGGTTCAGGGCGTGTACCTACCGATGTACTAGATTCTGCTGTTCTTTCATGTGCTTCTGAACTGTTCCATCGCAGGTCTGCTCCTAACGGAGTAGCACAGTTCGCTGACCTTGGTACTGCGGTACGTATTGCTAAGGATCCAATGAATGCAGCTAGGGAAATGCTCCTACCATTTACAGGACCGGGTCTATGACAAATGAAATAACAGTAAGTAAGGCAGAGTTTGCTCTGGACCTTACTAACGCTGGACTAGAAGTTTTGGATTATGTTCCAGAACGCATTACTCCACCAATTGTTATTATCACTTCTGGTAGTCCGTATCTTGTAGCTGAGACAGTTGGCAGAGAGTTCCGTCTAGGGCTAAACCTAACTTTGGTGGCATCAACTGCTACTAATGAAGAGGCTACTGAGGCTTTAGATGAACTTATTGCTGACACAGTCACAGCAGTAACTTCTTTAGGTTATGTAATTCTAAAGACTGTAAACCCGCCATACAGATTGGCTGCTAACAACGCTGAGTATTTAGCAAGTGATCTAAACCTTGATTTATCTATAACTCTCTAGAAGGAGAAACCCGATGCCAGCATCAACTAGAATCAAAGCAACAAACATCAAGTTCCTAATTGCATCTGTTGAATACCAATGTGACGCCACTATGGTTGAACTTACCTTGGACGATGCTCCAGGCGATGTTCAGACATTCTGCGAAGTACGTGCAGGTGGACAATGGACACTAAACCTTGAAGGTCTTACAAGCGGTGACGCTGCAAGTCTTTACAGAGTTCTTTGGACCAACTATGGTACCGAAGTAGCATTCACAGTAGCCCCACAAGGTAACGCTGTTGGAACTGCTTCTTCACCTATCTACACAGGTACTGTTGTGTTCGACCAGTTGCCACCACTAAGCCTGACAAGCAACGAGATCGTTAAGTTCTCAGTAGCTCTTACTGTCAAGGCAGCAGTTCACACACCTGCAACTACACCTCCTGTTTACTACGGCTTGACTGTCAAAACAGCTGCTTAGTTAGTTTCCTGTGGAGACTGGAATTGACGAAGGGGACCTTCGCTTAGCTCTAAAGGCTATGAAGGAACTTGGTGCAGACCAAAGCGTCATAAAAGATGCTGGACAACAATCTGCACAAATCTTGCTCAATAGAGCTCGTCCGTTGATTCCAGTCAAAACAGGTGCTCTCAGAAGTGCTGCTAAAACTAAGAGAGTTCCTTTAGGTGGAGCTGTAACTGTAACCAGAAAACAGATTCCATACGCTAACCCTATTCACTGGGGTTGGCTTGTTGTCGGTTCAAAGACCAGAGGCAATCTGAAACCTGGCACGTATAGAGGAATCAAACCGCAACCATTTTTTAGTGAGGCTTTGGGCTACACTAGAAAAGAAATATTCGCAACGTATGATCGCTTGATGCGTGAATACATAAACAAACTAACAGGAAGCAAACAATGACCAACCAGACATTTGACTTTGAATCACTAACACTAAATGAAGTTGAGCAGATTGAACTAATTACTGGAGCAAGTATCGACCAGTTGTTAGATGCTGGACAGGCTAAAGGTAAAGCCATGAAAGCCATCATCTTCATTATGAAGAAAAGAATTGACCCAGACTTTACTTTGGAACAGGCAGGACAAATCTCAATGACTGAGGCTAATGCTTTGTTTGCAGGTGAGTCTGACCCAAAAGAATAGTTGCTGATAGAGCAGCCGAACGTCTAGCGTTTATGGTTGTTCATGCAGGTCTAAGTCTGACTGAAGTTAGGCAAATGACTTTGCGTGAATACCAGGCTGTTATGGATGCTCTAAAAGATAAAGGACCGAACTAATGTCAATGGACTTGCTAGTCAATTTCATAGGTAAGAACCAGTTATCTAAGACTACTGCTGTAATGTCTAAGGACCTTCGCAAGTTTAAGTCTCAAGTAGACATGGTCGGTAAGAGCATGAACAGCACCTTTGGTGCTCTCGGTCTTGCTGTAGGTTTAGGCACTCTAGTCAATGGTCTAAAGAACGCAACCAAGGCTGCTTCTGAGGATCGTAAGTCACAGGGACTTCTTGCCACAGCTCTAAAGAATACTGTTGGTGCAACAGACCAGGCTATTGCTGGAGCAGAATCTTATATAAAGAACACACAGTTACAAACCGCTGTCCTAGACGATGAACTTAGACCAGCACTTGCCACCGCTGTTAGAGCTACTGGCTCTTTGACCAAAGGGCAGGACCTTCTTGATGTTGCTCTGGATGTGTCTGCTGGTACAGGTAAAGACTTAGGCACAGTCACTAACGCTATGAGCAAAGCGTTCAATGGGCAGACTGGTGCACTAAAGAAGTTACTACCTAGCATCAAAGATGGCTCTGACTTTATGGAGCAACTAAAAACTCAGTTCGCTGGGTCAGCAGAAGAAGCGGCTAACCTTGACCCTTACCAGCGTTTGCAAGTCATTTTTGCAGACATACAGGAAACTGTGGGAACTGCTCTGCTACCGGCTTTGGAAGAGTTCAGCGTCTATCTTGCTAGTCCAGAAGGTCAGCAGAATGTTCGCCAAATTGTAGATCTCTTTGTTGCTATGGGTAAAGCAGTTGGAGATGTGATTACTTTCCTAGTCAAGAACATTGACCTTGTAAAAATCATGGTTGCAGAACTTGTAGTTCTAAAACTTGCATGGATTGGCATCAATGCAATTATGAAGCTATACACCGCTGGTGTTATTGGTGCCACTACTGCAACTAGAGCTTTGAAATGGGCTTTAGTTAGCACAGGTCTTGGTGCTATTGCTGTTGCTGTTGGTACTTTGGCTGCTTCATGGTTAGAGACCGCTGAAAATACTGAACTTGCTTTAGACGCTGCTGAAGATTATTCAGGTTACATAACAGAGATTCCACCATCTCCTACTGGTTATAGTGCTGAATATTGGGCAGAACAGAGACGATTGGCAGAAGAAAGAAAACGGCTTCAAGTCCAACAGGCTAAAGAACTTGCTGATGCTGTTCGTAGAGCTTTGAACTCCAAGATGGAAGGTATCAAGAAGACTGCCGAAACCTTTAGAGATACTGTTGGTATTGCTTTTGGTTTGTTTGGTAAAGATGAATATGCTGTGTTCAACGTGGATTACTTTGTAGGTAAATTGAAGCGTATGGTTGCAGCTGCTAAAGGCTTTGCACAGAACCTAGCTAAGATCAACAGGATTGACCCTAGCGGTAGCCTGGCTAACGAGTTGATTGGCATGGGTCCAGTTGAAGGAAACATCGCTGCACAGGGTCTTCTAGCCTCTGGACAACTAAAAGACATCGTAGGTCTAAGAACTCAACTTTATGGCGTTGGTGCTCAAGCTGGGGCTGTGTCAGCGGTTGCTGGTAATGCTACTTATGAAATCAACATCAACAAAGCGGTCATTAGTGCAGCAGACATTATCAAGGAAATCCGAACGCTGGAGAAGAAGACTGGTCGAAAGTACCTGGTTAACTAATGGCAAACGATGTCTTTGATATTGCGACAGACTTATCTATCCGCTATTTCAATGCAACCCTTGGAGCTTATGTTGAGATTGTTGCAGATTCTTTTGAGATAGACATTGACCGAGGCATTGAGGTTGAGAGTGGTGTTTTCGCTGAGGGTTCCATTGGTACTGCAACAGTCAAGTTAGTAAAGAAGAACTTGTCCGACTTCCTAAACACTCCAGGTTATAAAGCTGGACAACAATTTGACATCCGTTACCAACCTCTTCCAGATTCTGCTCCTGGCATTTATAACACAATTTATGCTGGCTGGATTCAGAACGTGTCAATGAATTACATCAACGAATCTCAAACACTAGAGATCACAATTGTGGCTAATGATGCCATGAAGGTGTTCCAAAATACTGTTATCCCATCCTTCAGCGTAACTGGCACTGTGGTAAACAGGTCTTTCCGAAATTGCATGATTAACTTGACTGCTGCAATCAACGCAGCTACAACTTATCCAGGAGGAGTTAGCCTAACTGCTCTGGGTGCTGGTGCTTCTGGAACTACTCAAAGAGCATTTACTTGGATAGACACTCCTTCAGGGGAAATCGCATCTAAGTTTATGGATGCTGAATTAGGCTGGTATTTCACAGGTAACACTGGTGGAGTTCAGTATCTTACAAGATCTGACATAAACACTTTACAAGCTGTAACTTATGCCACTTCCGGTTTTGGCACAGTATCTAACGTTCATTACACAAATCTAATAACAAATGGAAACTTTGAGGTAAACACTACTGGTTGGGTTGGTGGTGCAAGCGTAACTTTGAGCAGGGTTACTACTCAGTTTTATTCTGGAATTGCGAGCCTAAGAGCTGCGTCTTCAGCAACCACAAGTGCCGCTTATTCATTGCAAACTAACTCTGCTATGGGTATGTCTGCTGGCATCAAAAATAAAGCATCTATTTGGGTTAGATCTGAAGCTAATACTCCAACAGCTAGGGTTCAAATCGCTTATCTGAACTCTGGTGGAAGTACCATTCAACTTGATTCAAGTCCTTTTACAGCTGTGACAACGACAGGTTGGACAGAACTAAGTGTCACAAGTGTTTCACCAGTAGGTACCGCTTCTGTTGAACTCAGAGTGCAAGGTAACAAGACTTCTGCTGCAATTGCATCTCTATTTGCTGACTTGGCTAAAATTGAAAACTTAACTCAAATTAGTTCCAACCATTTCTGTTTAGACAATATAGACCTAAGATACGATTCAGACATTCTTGTAAACAAATGCATTGTTATAGATGGGACTGCTGGAACTAAAACTGTGCGATCTAATGCGACATCTATTGCAGCTAATGGTGAGCAGTCAGCAACTTTTACTGTGGACTTTGACCCTGCTGGTGCCAGCACTTATGCTCAATGGGCTACTGAGGTTGCTAACGCTGCAACTATAAAACAGGTTTATGGGGTAACTACTCCACCTATTCGTGATGATGGCAAGATTGGAGATATCGCTAACTGGGGTGTCGGTACTACCTTGCAGGTCGAGTTTGCTCAGGATCCATTACCAGCATTACAGGTGGTCTCTATTGTTAGCAGAATCAACCACATCATTACACCTCAGCATTGGGAAATGAACATTGGACTTTGGCGGGGAATGTAATGTCCATGGAAACTTGGGTTTATTTACTTAGCGGTGTTATAGGCGGAACAGGTGTTTCCAGCTTGTTCAAATACCTGACTAACCGCAGGTTTCAGAGCATTAGCCTGGAGGAACGTCTTCGAGCTGAGATGGTTGCAAGTAACACAGAACTAAAGAATGAACTCGCCACGCTAAAGCAAGAACTAGACCAATGGCGTGACAAGTATCTAAACTTACATAAGGAATACACCAGACTAAAGTCTGCATTCGACAAACTAGTAAAGGATAAATAATGGCTAAAGAACCAGTATTAGCACCAAAGGTAACTACTTCATGGGGCATAGATCACTATGCTGCACTTGAGGCTGAGAAGTCTGCACCAGTAGAGGCTCCAGTTGTCGAGGAAGTTGTTGAAGAAGTTGAGTGAAACATTCACTATTAGTGATGGCAGGTTTGACCTCGTTGTCCTTGCTGGTAGCACTTTCCCTAGTGTTGCTGGCGACTGCGAGTTTTACCCTACTGACAGCGTTGGAGTACCTTTCCAGCTGACTGGATGGACTGCCAAATTACAAATTAGAGAGAACCCATCTACTACTGCAATTATCGACATTGTTCCAACTGTGAACACCACCGCTAATTCTGTGGCATTCTCTTTGACTCCAGCTCAGACTTCTACCCTAACTAAGACAGACTATGTTTGGGCTATTGAATTGACTCAGACTTCTACTAGTAAAGTTCTTACTTTGTGTAGAGGTCAAGTAGAAGTAACTCCAGAGATTGTCAAATGATCGTAAAGGTAGTTATCCCAGATAGCATTTACGCTAACGTTTATTTCGCTAGAGGTGCTCAGGGTCCACAGGGTGCGACAGGTGCACAGGGTCCACAGGGTTCACAGGGTCCGACAGGTCTGACAGGTGCGACTGGTGCCACAGGTGCCACAGGTCCAGCAGGTGCTACAGGTGCTACTGGTCCACAGGGTATTCAAGGTATTCAGGGTGATGCTGGTCCTACTGGTCCTACAGGTCTTACTGGTGCTACTGGTCCTGCTGGAGCAAATGGCACTAATGGAACTAATGGAACTAACGGCACTAACGGCATAAACAATGGTGTACAGCCTAAGACTGGTAACTGGTACACAGACTTGTCCATAGGGCTGCAATACTACATAGACGGAGAGGGATATCTCCAAACTAAATATCTTGAGTCTCCATCATTTACCAACCAACTATTTCTGTCACCATTTGTCTTAGGTTCAACCGCTACCGCTACGAGCTTGAGGTTTGAAGGATTAACAGCACACGCAGCTAAAACTGCCAGACTGTGTATTTACTCTAACCTTGCAGGTGAAGATTATCCTGGAGCATTATTGCTTGACGCTGGGACTGTTTCAATCTCTAGCGTTGGAGTAAAGACAATAACAATTTCGCAATCTTTACCTGCTGGAACTTACTGGCTGGGAATTGTTGCAAACGACAATTTATATACCAGAGGTGCTTTCAATTATGGTGGCTCTTCTCTTAGTAAAATGCCTTCACTTACCTCAAGTGTTCATAACGCTGTTGCATGGGTGAGAACAGGTGTAACTACTTTGCCTGCAACTTTCACACATACTAGTCTAAGCATCAATGCACCAATAGTGCAGATCGGATTCTAATGACCACCTTGCTACATCCGGTCAGTCCTGCGACTATTTCAGACACCTTTGGCACACATTCAGAGCTGCGTAAGTCTTTGGGTTTAGGTCCACATCGAGGCGTTGATTATGCAGTCCCTAAAGGTACACCTTTGAAGGCTGTGGGCAAGGGAACTATTGTCGCTGTGTATGAATCAAGGGTTCTGGGCTGGGTTGTAGAGTTGAGAACTTATGTCACAGCTGAGAAGATTAGAGTCTTTGCTTACTGCCATTTAGATAAGGCTGATGTCAAAGTTGGACAGCAAGTAAAGCAAGGAGATGTTATCGGTAAGTCTGGCAACTCAGGTTCAGCGACTTCTGGTGCTCACTTGCATTTCATGTGTGGTAAAACAGAAAGATTAGCAACCATGCCAGTTGAAGACCCTCTTCAATGGCTACCAAAGTTAGGAAAGAAATGAAAGATATATTTGCAAGCTATGGACGTTCACTCCTGGCAACTGCTCTAACCGCTGTATTTGCTATTGGCAAACTGCCTTTTAGTTTTACGCAGCAGGACTGGCTAAATGTCGCTAACGCTGTTTGGATCTCTTTTATCCCAGTAGTAATTAGAGTGCTAAACCCTAAAGACACACTT